CCAGCATGGTCGGCAAAGCCAACTTGTGCAAGCGTTGGAACGGTTGGTGCAATTAGCGTTTCCACAACCCTGCTTACGTCAAAGAAACCAAAGTTGGTGGTTGGCAGTTTGTCGCACTTCAGCCTTGCCAGCGTAGTCGTTCCTGCTGCGTTTTTCACATCGCAGACATAGCGGTAATTGGTGCCGCTTGTCAGCGAACCGCTCACCTTGAAGAGCATTTTGTTGTAAACGGGTGTCGCCGCTTGGGGCGAGCCTGAAAGGACGGATATTGCCATGGGTTATTGTGAGGTTGCTACGCTGATGGTTTTGCCGAGGACTTCGGCAATGTTTTCGGTGAGGACTGCGACCATGTCTTCGGTCACAGCGTTGCTCATAAAGTTGGTGGCTCGTAAGCCTTCCCGCCGAATCTTGTTGGCAATGTTGATGGCGAAGGAACGGTTTGCTGCCTTCTTGTCACGGCCTTCCATTGGAATCCCCTTAAATGCAATCCACTCTTGCAGGGGTCGGATGGGTGGCCGTTTTTCCCTATACTGAAACGGACTGTTAGGCGCACGGCTACTGCTATTCGCACCCTTTACACCGAGGTCAACAAACTTCCAATAGTCATTTGCAACAATAGCAACCACGAAGGAGGTGTCCGTAAGGCTAATGGGGTCAATGTTAATGCTTTGAGCAAGGTCGTTGCTGGCAATGGCTTTGCTGTTGACAAGGTTTTGCTTGGCCAACTTGACCACCCCCTCCAGCCACTTAGTCACCAAGGCATAGGACTTGTTGTCAATCGCCCCTTCTTCAAGCGTTATGCCAAAGTCAGGCAATGCCTCCCTCTGCAAGTTGGTCAGCTTTTTGCCTGACCCGCCAACAAATACGTCAAACTCCATGTCGGTAAATGTAACCCGCCCAAATTAGTGTCCTACCGCCTCCGCATCCGCTCTGCCTCTTGCCGTTCTGCCTCCAAGATGTCGTGTATCAGCATGGCGTAATTTAGAAACTCCACCGCTTTCATGGCAAAGATGGCATCGAACTTCAGCACGTCTTTGTTGGCCATCCTCCAAACGACCATGAGCCAACCGTACCCGGCAAGGGAATTGGTTACAGGCCCTTCGCCGTCTTCGTCAGGTGCTTGGAATAGTCGCTCAAAATTTGCAAGTAACTCTCTGAACTTAGCAAAAAAAAACTGACCACCCCCCAAACATCGCCAACCTTGGCGTGGGCCTTCAGCAGTTCGGCTCGCTCCGCATGGGCAGAGCCATCGTACTTCTTGGGAAACCAACCAAACCAACCCGCCTCCCGGCACAGGGTCGCCATGATGCGGTGAAGGTTTTGCACGAGTTGGCGTTCATCGGTGGTGTTCATGTCCATCAGGTCAATGAGCTGCCCTGCCGTAAGTTCGTCCGTGAACACCGTAGGAATCCACCACTTGCCCCCTGCTTTGAACTTTCGCTTGTAGGCGAGTGCAGGCAGCTCGTTCCATTCCTTGACGATAGCCTTGTAACGCTTTGTAAGGCTCTTGGCGGGCATATCTCTGACGATAGCTACCTCCACACCCTCCACAATCGCAACCACGCCCACACGCTTGTCTGCATCGTTGAGGGCAGGGCTGAACTCCAAAGCGGCAATGCGTTGGAATTGGTCAATGGTGAGGTCTTGCAGTTTCATAGTTTGGTTTTGCAAAAATTAAGAGCCGATTCAATGACTTGGTGCATATCGTAGTACTTGTACTCGGCAAGCCTCCCGCCAAAATGCACATTGGGCAAGGAGTCGGCCAAAGCCTTGTATGCCCGATAAATTGCGTTGTTTCGCTCATCGTTTACTGGATAATAGGGGTCGGTCTGCTCTGCAATGTAAGGCGTGGGAAACTCCGTGCTAACCCAAGAGCCTTCCGTCTGCACGCCTTCAAAGTGCTTGTGTTCAATAGTTCGGGTGTAAGGAACTGACTTGTCGCAGTAATTCATTACAGGACAACCCTGCACGTTCTCGCTTGGGTAATAGCGATGTTTGTGGATGACGGTCTTGTACTCCAGCGGGCCGTGTTTGTATCGGAAGAACTTGTCAATCGGCCCCGTGTAAATCAGGGTTTTGTATTCAGGCAAAGGGGATGTAAAGAAGTCCGTTTCAAGCAGTACAGGAATGCCGTCCAATAGTTTCTCAAAAATCTGCGTATAGCCTCCAATGGGAATGCCTTGAAATGTGTCGTTGAAATAGTTGGTGTCGTAGGTAAAGCGAACGGGCAACCGCTGGACAATGCTTGCTGGTAGAGTGTTTGCATCCCTCATCCACTGCTTTTCGGTGTAGCCCTTAACAAGCAGTTCGTACACCTTGCGGCCAACCTTCTTGATTGCAGCGGTTTCAAGGTTGTCAGCCTCGCCAATGCCTTCGCAATCCTTGGCAATGCAATTTATCGCTTGGCTTGGTGTGCGTGCGTTGTACGCTTTCTCAAACGTGAACATCGAAAACGGCAGAGAATAGACCTCGCCTTGTGCCGTGGCCATGACCTGCAACCGAAATGGCTTAAATTCTGCGTATTGGTTTATCCAAGCCCAAACGGTTGGGTTGTTGGTGTGAAAGATGTGCGGGCCGTAGGTGTGCAGGTTTATGCCATCCCTTTGCTCGGTGTAACAGTTGCCGCCGATGTGGTTGCGTTTCTCCACAACTACAACCGACTTGCCTTGGTCGTGCAGGTGCTTGGCGCAAATAGCACCGAAGAATCCTGAACCGACAACCATAAACTCAAACATCAGTCGCCGAAGATTGTCGGCCAAAGCCGTTCAAATGCGTGTCCATACCCACGGCATCCAGTGTCGGGTTCGCCATTGGTGAAAAACTGAATTGCGTTTTTGTAAAATGAAAGCGGATGCTGGTGGATTGCTTTCTTGCTTACTGCAAAGATTGCGCCTGCACCAAAGTAGATGTTGCGGTTAAAGTCCTCGCCAAGCAAAGCGTGGACAACCTCCGGCACAAGGTTAGGCCAGCAATGGTATGGCCATGCGTTGCAGTTTAGCCCTTGAATTTGTAGCACCCATTTAGACAGGTTTCTAAATGGCTCATCCAAACCTTCGTCAATAATTAACTGCACCTTGGCTAAAAAGTCATGGCAATGCGGAAACGGGTCTGCTTGCGTAAACACCGTGACATCGGCAAGGTCAGCGTAGTTGCTGATAATGTGGTGCAAGTAGGTATGCGATTCTCTGCCGATGTTGGGCAAATGCTCGCAAGGTCTGCCGCAATCTTCGCCCTTGTTGTAGATTTTGACTTGGCATTGCAAGCCGTCAAGCCAAGCAAGGTCTTCGTTGTACCGGGCGACAACTATCTGCATGGTCAAAAAGTTACGACAAATTTATCAGGAGCAGGCCATCCCTTGCAAGAATTATAGACGGTCATGCCCTCAGCCTTGCCTATCCAATGCTCTGCCTGCCATCGGTGTTCACGAATCGGCTCACCGAGTTTGCGGATGTGGCTCGATTTGGCCCACCAAAACGTGCCAGCAAAGTAGGGGTAGCCATCGGGGTTATTATGGTCTGCAATCTGCGGGAACTCCTCTTTGGTTAGCCAATAGGCTCCAACCGCATCCACGTTCTCCAGTTCTGCGATGGCTCGTTCCCATGCGACCACGTTAAAGAATATCATCGACCTGCACCAAAGTTGGTTTATTAGGGATGGGTCGGAACTTCCCTTGGTGTGAGCGTAGAGGTAGGCCGCATCCTCGTCTTGGGATGCCCGGTACATCTCGGTGAGGGTGGCCTGCTCGTAGGCATTGGTGCGAGTCACTACCACCTTGACCTTGGGGGCGATGAGCGACCCTTCCAAGATTTCCTTCACGGCTTTGCGCTGGTCAGGCGGCCCAACGATACCCACCCGAATCTCATCCAACTGCTCAATCAGCCCGTAGTTGCACAGGGCCATCATGTGCTGGTTCATGATGAGTTGCCATTGGCCACCGCCTCCGCAGTAGATGTGGTAGTAGTGGATGAGTTTCATGGGGCAAAGTTACACCACCAAGTACTTGCCCGAATTGCTTACCGCCAATTTGTTAAGGGCCACATACCGCAGGGCATCGCAGGCGTGGTTGAACGAATCGATGGGAACGCCTGTGTCCTTGCCATCTTTGTCCGTTGCCCATGTGTACGAGCGTAATTCTTTGATAAGGTTTGTACTGTCCTTGGTAACGTGCAGGTTAAATCGCTTGACCACGTCTATCCCTTGGCGTATGGAGTCAGGGCCTTTGCTCGCTGGCTTGATGTTGAACCCAAGGCGGTATATCTCCTCGATGCTCTTGGGTTCTGCACTATCGGCTACAATCTCCCAAGCCCTTGTGATGCCGAACTCCTTTAGCTTGGTGGCAATGTCGCTATTGGTGAGGCCACGGTTGTAGAGCAGTTCGTGAACGAACAGGTCATCGCCCCTGCGGTACACGGCGACCAATGCCGTAGGGTCGCTGCTGAAGCCCCAATCGAGGCCGTAGGCAACGAATTTCATCGTGCTTGGGTCTATACCATCAACCACCGAGAAGTCGCCGTATATCGCACCCTGAAGCGTTCCGACCTGACCGAGGCCGTACACCTTCCACCAGTTGGCCCAATAGGCTGAGGTTTCCGCTTTGACCTGTGCCGCCTCAATGTCTTGACGAATGGTATCGGGTAAAGCGTTGTTGTCCTTGTAGGTCAGCACAAGGAACTCGGAATCGGGTTCCCTTAGCACTTCGGTGTGCGCCCAAAACTCTTGCACCGGGTTGAAGTCGATGTAGATGGTTTCGCTGGTACGGATGGCGAGTTGATGGTAAGCCTCCCAGCTGATGTTGTTGGCCTCGTTCACAAATAGCACCTGCCTCCTTGCACCTCGCAACCGTGCCTCTTGGTCTGCGCTAAAGAACTCAATCGTGGCCCCTGTATGAAACCTGTAGGTCAGCAAAGTCTTGTTCCACCGTGCTGGCACGAAGTTCTTTTTGGCAATCATAATCTTGATAAAGTCACGGATTGCACCCCTACGCAGGTGGGGAACGGTTTCTGCAACCACACTAATCTCCACCCTTCTCTTGGTAGCATCCTTAATCAGGACGGATAGGATGCTGAATGTTTTAGATGCTGATGTGCCTCCTTGGATTACCCTCTTGCGGGCTTCCATCTGCTCAATGCGCTTAAACGCATGGGTAGAAATTACCCTCATTCCTCATCCACCCACGTCTCGACAAATACCTCATTCGATTGCTTGTCCACCAGTCCGTTAAGCCGTTGGGTAATGCTGGCGTTGTATTGACCGACCATGCCTCCCTCGATTTGGTCTTGCCTGATGGTTTTCCTTATACGGGAACAGATAGCCGAATAGTCGCTGTATGCCCCTCTGGTGTTGGCAAAATAGTCATCTAAACCCAATGCTATCCCAAGGTCTGCCACATAGTTTTCAAAACCTTCCATGGTCAGCGGAACCTCAAGTTGCTCATGCTTTTCGTCACCGTTCCTGCCAACAAAAACCATCTTCTTGCGGTGGTTGGTCTTGGTCTTTGCCCGGTACTGCTCGAATAACTCCCACATCTTTTCGGGGGTTTCGATGTATTTGCCATTGCCTGCGCTGGTTCCCAT